CAGATTCTTTTATTTTATCATTAAGAGCTAATGACCATGGTTCTAAACCATTATTAGGGTGGGAGTACCAATACACGTCTTCAAAACAAGATAGTAATCTACCTAATCTATGTCCCCCTGCACCTTGAAGGCTATTGATGATAAGAAGCTTCGCACCATTCATTATAATTCTCTTTTATAGTATCATACATATTTATTCGTCTAACCTTCCATATATTTTCTTCTGTAAATTCAGAAAGTTTATCCTTTAATTTAAAAATTTTTATTGGCCGCATATATGGTGGTAATTGCTCTCTACCAATTTCGTTAACTTCTTCTGGAGAGAGATCACCATAATATAAACAACCAGGTAGTTGAAATAAAGAACCTCTATCAGTAATAGATGGATCGGGTATAGGAAAAATATAAGCTTCTTTAATACTTAAATTTTCTAACAGTCTGTCTTCTACACTTGGAGCTTGAAACTTTGATCCACCTCTTATCATAAGCATTTCATTAGCCCTGCCTAAAAATTGATAGTTACCATCTTCACCCATCTCTACTACATCGTTAGAGTCGTAATAACCATCTTCTTTTACTAATAATGGAGGACACGACGGCCATTTCATTTCAAAAGTATTATTCTTACCTATGCGAACAAAATCTTCTCCAAAAGCATGAACAAAACCTTCACATGGTTTACCTATATGTTGTAAATTAGAGCCATCACCACTTGTGTACATAATATTACCTGCTTGAGAAGTACCGTAATGAGAAATAAAATAATTACAATTAAAAAATGTTCTAAAGTCTTCTATCTGCTTATTAGTTGGTCTAGCTCCAGACATTTCTACACATTTAAATTTATGATTTGTACCTTTATTAGCTTGAATAATTTTAAGCGCTATCATAGGAAACAAAGTAGTCCATGTTGGCTTATATTTGTTAACAAGCTCATCCCATTCAGATAATTTGTCTACTAAAATAGTATGGCCTTGTTTTAATAAGTTGTAAGTAACCATTTCTTGGCCCCATGTAATCCATGGCTGCATAGCTTGTATTTGAATGTTTTGTTCTGATGATTCTCTAACGTACGGGTTAACTAAAGCTCTACAATAATGGTTTATTTCTAGACTTTGACCCCAATTATAGTCATCTACCTCCCATACCATAGGAGTGGTTTGAGGTCGACCATAATTGTTGCTTGTTGTACCTGAACTAAAGTACATAGCAAATTCTTTAGGACATTCTGTTGATTTATCAAAATGTTTATGATGAACTATTACTTCATCTCTTAGTTCTAGTACTACATTAATATTAGCAGCTGGTATTTTAAAATTCCAATCATTACCTTTGTGATCTAATCTTAAACCTACAGCAGATGATAACATTTGAGCTGCTAAAAAGTATTTGTATGTTCTTATAGATTGATTGCCTGCAATGCCTATTCTATGACCGTTTTTATAACCCATAGAGACTAACCAGTTTTTTATATCAACAGCTTCTCTGATTAATTCTTTATAAGTGATAGTACCATTAATATCACTAATAGCAGGTTTGTCTTCTGGGAGTAATAAGTAAAAAGGGTTCATTATTTTTTCCAAGTCTTGTTTATTATTTTATCTTTTCTAGATATAAATTTGTAATAATTATCTTCACTAACTTCAAACAAATCACCAGTTGGTTTATTGTTAACATGTAATTCACCATTATGAATAGAAATATTTTTTTCAACAGGTTTCATCCATAACGTATTTTTACCAATAAGTACAGGTGGAGCATTTTCTGTAGAACCGTATGTAGTAATTACTTCTGCATTTTTATCAATTAACATTTTAAGTATTTCTTTTTCTATTTTATCACCACCTATAATAATAGTACAACCGCTAAAATTAATATCTTTCCATGTTTTTGTTTTTGATAAAAGTAATATGTGTTTAGGTAAACAAGCTATATGAGTAGGGTCAAATTTTTCAAAAACGTTATAAAAACGATAAACGTTCCAGTAAAAATTTAACAGCTCTGCTTTAATTTTTTGAGCTGGATATGCACTTATTGTGTAGTGAGCTATAGAGCTGTTAGGATATAAGTTTAAAATTCTAGATGAACTATTATACTTATAAAGCTCAATAGCTTTATCGGCTAATTTATCAATTGCCGAATATTGATATCTTATTAATTTTGAATCACCTGTTGATCCGCTTGTAAAAAATGTTATCATGGCGCCCTTATAAATAATTATAGAGAGTAGCTTCTCGTTCGTAAAACAAGCTTCTACATATTTTAAACATTATAGATATACAGGAGATTATTTTATGAGCGAGAAAGATATTTCTCAAGAAGTGTCTGTTATTGAGAAAGACTTAAAAAAAGTATTAGAAAACAGACAAGACGATTATACTTATTCTAGAGAGTTGCTTTATTCATTCGCTGAAAGATTGCAAGATATATTGGATGCTGCTGTTCAGTTAGCTCAAGAATCAGAACATCCAAGAGCAATTGAAGTAGCTACAGGTACAGCGACAGCTTTAAGTGACATTGCACAAAAGATGATGGAACATCAATTGCGTACAGAAAAGTTAAACAACCCTAATAAAGAAAAAGTTACTACTAACAATAACTTAAATGTTAAATTAAATACTAAAGATTTGTTAGAGCTTTTGGGTAAAGAATGAGCAACTTTAATGTAATTTTTAAAAAAGATTATGATTCGAATCTTCATAAAGATTGGAAAGCTTATGGTGAAATACTAGTCAAAAGTAAGAAAGACTTACTTGGTTGGTTATCAGAACAAAGAACATATAAAAATGCACCAACAGAAGAAACACACCCAGAATTATTTGAAAGAAATCCTACTAATGTATCTCATTACTTAGGTAATCCAAATGTAAAAGCTCCACACTCTAATCTAGATTACACACCTGAACAATTACGAGAATATAAAAAGTGTATGGAAGATCCTGTATACTTTGCTGAAACATATGTTAAAATTATGTCTGTTGATTATGGTACTATTCCTTTTACACTTTACGGTTTTCAAAAAGAAATGGTAGAGAGTTTTAGAAATAATAGATTTAGTATTTGTAAACTTCCTAGACAGTGTGGTAAATCTACAACTAGTGTTGCTTTTATTCTTTGGTATATTCTTTTTAACCAAGGAAAGAACGTTGGTATTCTAGCTAACAAAGGTGAATTAGCTCAAGAATTATTAGGTCGTTTACAATTAGCGTATGAGAGTTTACCCTTTTGGTTGCAACAAGGGGTAGATACTTATAATAAAAGATCTATTAATTTAGAAAACGGTAGTAGAGTTATAGCTACTTCCAGTTCTGGATCAGCTGCTCGAGGAATGTCTTTTTCCCTTATATTCTTAGATGAATTTGCATTCGTACCACCACATGACGCAGAAGATTTTTTCCGTTCTGTGTATCCTACAATTTCTTCTGGTTCTGATACAAAAATGATAGTAGTATCTACACCAAAAGGAATGAATCATTTTTATAAAATGTGGATGGAAGCGCAAGAGGGAAGATCTGCGTTTAAACCTATTGAAATTAATTGGTGGGATGTACCTGGAAGAAATGAAGATTGGAAACAACAACAGATAGCTAACACTTCAGAAGATCAATTTAGACAGGAATTTGAAACTCAGTTTATAGGTTCTGCTTCTACACTTATTTCCCCTACTAAATTATCTAACATGTCTTTTGTTAACCCTAAAAGAAAAAAAGATGAAGTAGATTTTTATGAAGAACCAATAGAAGATCATAGATACTTAATTACTGTAGATTGTGCAAGAGGTTTAAGATTGGATTATTCTGCTTTTGTCGTATTTGATGTTACAACTTTACCTTACAAAGTTGTAGCTAAATTTAGATCTAATACAATCACACCTATGATTTATCCACAATTTTTAACTAACATAGGTCATTATTTTAATAATGCTCACATATTGGTAGAAGCTAATGATGTAGGTGGTCAAGTTGTTGGTTCTTTACATGAAGATTTTGAATATGACAATCTTCTTAAAACTGTTTCTAAAGGCAGAGCAGGTTTTGTGTTAGGTGACGGTCAAGGAGCTAAATTAGGTGTTACTACAAGTGCTTCTGTTAAAACAAAAGGTTGTTCTAATTTTAAATCTTTAATTGAAACAGATAAACTTTTAACTGAAGATTATGAAATTTACGTAGAAATGACTACGTTTACTAGAAAGAATGATAATGTTAACTCTTCTTTTGAAGCTGAACCTGGAACTAATGACGATTTAGTTATGTGTATGGTTTTATTTGGTTGGTGCGTAGGTTCTGAATATTGGAAAGATTTAACAGAGACGAACCCTTCAGAAGCTATCTATAAAGATAAATTAAATGAAAAAGAAGATGATATGCCTTTAGGTTTTCAATCTTTTAGTGTAATGAATGAAAGGTTAATGGATAATTCAGGCGATGTTTGGGTTGTTATAGATGATGATAAAGACCCGGAATTACCAAATTGGTATGAAGATGTATATAAAACCATAAATCTATAACAATAAATAATAAAACTCTAGAGGGCTTTGATGGCAAGATTTACGTATAATGCAAGAACCGGTGTGCTTAGCGGATTGCAAGGTATTACTTTAGGTACTCCTGCGCAAAGTATTGAACAGTATGTTACTACTTACATAAGTAATAATACTGGAGATGTTTACGATTCTGATTTAGTAATTGCTACTGTTCTTAAAAATCTTGACATTGCTGCTTTATCTTCTCTTGGAAGTGGAGGAGGTGGTGGTGGTGCTGCTGCGGGAATAACAGATTCTGATTTAGCTGTTGTAGCAAAATTAAGAAACGATGTTGATAGTGATAGCAATGCTATTCAAGCTTTATCTTCTTATTTAGATAATCAAATAGCTACTATTAGTTCTAGAATAGACTCTGACTATGCTCTTACTAATATTAAATTTGCTGCACTCCGTAGTGATTTAGATTCAGATGTCTCAAATACTAATTTAAATTTAAATAATAATCTTAATGTAATTTATAATTTATTAGATTCTGAATCCCAAAAAGTACAGTCTCTTAAAACTCGAGTATATGGATTAGTAGCAAATAACGATTCTGATTTACGTAAATCAGTTCTCAAATTAAGAACTGATGTTGATTCTGATCAAGCATATCAAAATAACAGGTTATTTGATTTAGAAGTTGATCTAGATTCTGAACGTTCTTTGTTAACATTCTTACGTAGTTTTGTTTTTGCATATGACCCTTCAGGGGCAAATATTTTTAATTATTATTCTGCTGCAGGTGGTTTTGGTTATAATCCTTTCCACGACTCTGATTTAGTTGTTGAATCTGCTATAAAAGGTTTTAACGTAGCAGCTGCTAGTTACGATTCTGATAGAACTGTTCAAACAATTAACAAAAATTTAGATATAGCTGCATTAAGTAATGTAAATACAGGTGCTATAGATTCAGACCAAGTCTATAATATGGGTTTTGAACACGGGTGGTTCTACGACTCAGATAGAGTTATGACTTCTGTTGGTAAAAATTTCTCTAACATAATTAACATCATTAATAATAACCTAGGTAAAGTTGATTCTGATTTAGTCTTTAGTATGTTAGATTCAGAAGAAGTACTTAATATGTTTGAAGAGCATGGTCTTGCTTATCAAACCGCACTTGATTCTGAGTCAACAGAAATAAGATTATTAAGAGCAGATGTAGACGCATTAGTAGCTGGTACGTATAACGATGCTCCTCTTGTAGCAAGACTTGACGGATTTGAAGCAGATTTAGATTCTGAAACTGCGCGTATACAATTACTTTTTTCTAACGCAGATTCTGATACGATTAATATTGCACAGCTTAGAAGAGATGCAGATTCAGATAGTGTAGTTATCCAATCTTTAAGAGAACAAGCTAATTTAGATGCTGCTTATATTACCTTAATTAGAAACGATTTAGATTCTGACGATCATGCTATTCAAAGTTTAAGTACAAGATTAGACACTGTAGAAGCTACGGATACAATACAAAACTCTAGGCTTAATTCTTTAGAAGCTAGAGCTGATAGTGATGAATTAATTGTTCAATCTATACAAACACAAATAGATAATTTAAGTATAGGTTCAGGATTCGATAGTGACCAAGTCGAGGCAATGATAAATGAACATGCAACTTCATTTGATGATTCAACATTAGTCGCAAGATTGGATTCAGACAGTACACGAATTCAAGATCTACAAACTCAAATTAATAATCTTGTAGATGATACAGGATTTGATTCAGATCAAGTTGTCGCAATTATAAATGAAAACGTAACACCTTATGATGATTCAACTTTAGTTGCAAGATTAGATTCAGACACAACCGCAATACAAGATATAAGTTCTAGAGTAACAGTGCTTGAAGCTGCTGTAGATGATACAGGTTTTGATTCAGACCAAATCGAATCAATGATCAACGAGCATGTTACACCTTACGACGACTCTGGCATTGTTGCAAGATTAGATTCAGATGAGTTAATTGTACAATCACTTCAAACACAAATTGATGTTCTTGTAGCTGGTACATATGATGATTCTGCAGTTGTTGCAAGGTTAGATTCAGATGAGTTAATTGTTCAATCACTACAAACTCAAATTGATTTCTTAACCGTAAGACTAGATTCTGATACTACAGTTATTCAAAATTTGCAAACTCAACTAGACGGTTTCGATGTAGCAGATATTAGAGCAAGGTTAGATTCAGATTCAATTGCAATTCAATCTATTCGTACATCAGTAGATTCTGATTATGCATTATTCAATACTAAGATATCTTTGTTTAATGGATTAACTGATAGTGATCTTACTACTGTATCTATTTTACGTAACGATTTAGATTCAGAATCAATCGAAATTAGAGCTCTTAGATCAGATGTAGATTCAGATTCAGCGGTCATTCAGGAATTAAAAAGTAATTTAATTGATTCTGATTTTATTACTCAAAGAACACCTTTAAGATTAAGTAACGTTTCTTTTACAACTACTTCATCTAATCAAGTATTAGATACATATGATACTAATGAATTTAATACCGTAAAATATATTATATCAGCTAGAAAAAATACTGACTGGCAATCTAGTGAATGTTTAATTAATCATGATGGAACTACAGCATATATTACTGAGTATGCATTGATAGATTCAGGTGCAGGTGATTTGTATATACCTGATGTTGATATATCAGGTAGCGCAGTTAGATTGTTAGTAACACCTCAAGTAACTAATATAGATGTATCTATAATTAGAACCCAAATTACATAAATATATAGATATTAACCACAAGGAATAAAATAAATGGCAACTAGAGATTTTAAAATTAGATCTGGACTAATAGTACAAGGAGATTTTACCCTTGGTGGTAATACAGTTTCTAGGTTAATTGATAGTGATGAAGTTGTTAATATAATTAACAGTAATGTTACAGGTCTAGCTGATTCTGATCTTAAAGCAATAGCTGATCTTAGAAACGATGTTGATTCAGATAGTATTGCAATTCAAGCTATTCAAACAGATCTTGAAACAGCAGAATCAAATATTACAACCATTCAATCTGATATTAGCACTATTAATGCAAAATTAGATTCAGATAGTATTAAAATTCAAACTCTGCAAGGTGAAGTAGATGCTTTAACTGCAGGTACATATAACGATGCGCCATTGGTAGCTAGACTTGATTCAGATTCTATTGCAATTCAATCTCTAGGCACTTCTTTAAGTACTTTAGATTCAAAAGTCAATTCTATTGAAGCAGATCTAGATTCAGAAACATCACGTATTCAATTATTACTCTTAGCTACCGATTCGGATTCTCTTTCTATTGCTGGCTTAAAAACTGAAGCAGACTCTGATGCTGCTGCTATTGCAGAGTTATTAAGGCAAGCTGATTCTGATGCTACTGCCATTCAAGCATTAAGAACTGAATTAACATCTGATATAGATGCTATTAATGTAAGATTAGATTCTGATGAAATTGCTATTCAAGCTGTTAGAAATGATATGGATATATCATTTAATGTTGCCAATAACGGCGCATCTGCTTACACATTTACAGGCGATGGTTTTCCATCAGGTGTAGATAACCCAACTCTTTATCTTGAAAGAGGTCATACATATAACTTTAGAGTTAACGCTTCAGGGCATCCATTTGAGATTAGACAAGCAAGTGGTGGAGCTGCTTATAGCACAGGTGTAACTAATAATGCTGCACAAGTTGGTCTTGTTACTTTTGTTGTACCAATGGACGCTCCAGACACTTTAGTGTATCAATGTACAGCTCACTCTGGTATGGTTGGTACTATTAAGATTGGTAAAGCTGGTTTTGACAGTGATCAAATTGTTGGAATTATTAACGAAAATGTAGTTATAGATCCATCAGTTAATACAAGACTTGATTCTGATGAAATTAAGATTCAAGCTTTAGGTACTTTAATTGAAGGTTTAGATACAACATTAACTGGATTGAGCGGAAGTGCAGCAATTCAAACAGTTGTATATACATTTACTGCAACACAAAATCAAACAGCATTTACAGGAACAGATGATAATGGATTAACCTTATCTTATGCACCTGGATACATTTATGTGTTTGTTAATGGTGTGTTAGTTCTTGATACTACAGATTATACTGCGACGGATGGTAGTACTGTAAACATTGTAGAAGCATTAGATTCAGATAACACTGTACAGATTATCAAGCATGTAGGTACAGTACAAGCTGGGTTTGATTCTGATCAAGTTGTAGCTATAATTGGTGAAAATCCATCTTCAGTTCCACTTAGTAGTACTAACCTAGACGGTACTGGAGAAACACAGCAAGTGTTTGATAGTTTTGCAACAGGTGATTACAGATCAGTAAAATACTTTGTTTCAGCATCCTCTAATGATAGTTCTTGGTTTGCTTCAGAGATAATTATTATTCATGATGGTACAAACGCTTATCTAACTGAGTATGGTACAATATCAACACACGATAGCGAATTTATTATTTTTGATGCTGACATTAATAGTGGTAATGTTAGGTTGTTAGGAACACCATCCAATAGTTTAACAAACGTCAAAACTGTTAGACAGCATATTAGTCAGTCGTAAATAATATAACGAAGGAGCTACGCTCCTTCTTTACATCGCCAAACAGGGAAAGTGAACTAGATGGCTACTAAAGATTTTAAAATTAGACATAGTTTAACTGTGTCCGAAAA